TGCCGAACCCTAAATCCCTGCTTGCGTTCAATGCCTCATTTGCCGCAAATATCGCTCGCTTGAAAACCGTGTCCGTTGTCAGGTCGGCCCTGTAGTCGTGTTCATAGAAATGAAAAAACTTGCCGAAAAAGCGATAGGTCGTATCCATTCGACAGTCATCTAGTTCGACCTGCGCGGGGATGCTCAGTAAAACAATTACCCATCCCTTCCATTCGGCCTGGTCCGCGCTGCTTTTAAGAAGCCTTGCTATGTCTCCGTCAGACTGGCTGTATCTCTTGTCGGTGACGATAATGCCCTGACCCTCGGCTGCGGCTAGCACTTCGGCGATGGCGTCTACGATCTCTTCGGGTGTGAAATTAGGCATTTAGGATTCTTGCGATGCCGTCCTGCATGGCCACATTTGAGGCGTTTACCGCGGCGGCGTTGTTCTGCTTCATGTCCCTGAACAGGAAGAGCGCATGTGATGGCTTGAATCCTGTACGGCGCGGCAACCCCTCTTTGGCGATGTTCCTTTGAATAGCGATGGTAATACTCTTTTCCATCGCCTGCCGGCTTTGCGTCCGGGTTCTCAGTTTCCCGGCTTTCCTGTCGAAACTGCGGCGAATCCCCGCTGATAACGACTTTCTGGTTTTAGGCGAAACAGCCCGGGCGCCAAGATTATGCTTCTGGACCCACTTGTTGATAGCCTTGAAAGGTGGGGCTTTTTTGCCCGCCGGTCGCCCTTCCTCGATCTGCTTGACACCCTTCTCGTTTGAGAAAATGACCAGTTGCGTATTCAGACCCTGCCCGGTGATCTTCTTTTTGACCTTCTCTTTGTAATGCCCGGGCAACTCCCTTCTCAAATATGGAAGTAGTTCATTATCTGCGAGTCTTTCATATGCGTCGTGAGCTACATTTCCGATCCGCCTGGCGGCATAGGGCGTTGTGAGGTTTCCGGTAAGAGTCGTCGCGATTCCCATCAGTGCATCACCTGTTCACCTGTCGGCAGCACCCGAAACCGCCACACCCGGGTTGCTCCATAGGTCGGCGCCTGTCTGCCGTTATCGATCATCTTGTAGATTTTGCCGTTGATGCCAAAGACCGTGGTTTTGTCGAGCAGTTCAGCCGTGATGCCGCCGCCCTCTGCGACCTCTAAAACCATCGGCTCGTCTATCTCTTTGCCGCCTGACAGGTGCCAGCCCTGCAAAACGTCGCGGATGATGTCATAGCCGCGGTGACCCGTTCGCGCATAGTCCATCAGAGCCAGAGTTGCATCGGGACCGAAGAACAGCCCGCGCCGAGCATCGAGCTTTTTGATGAGTGCAGGAGTGTAATCAACCGTCACGGATTCGCCTTCACAATCACCCGACCCTGCGCCAGCGTCTCTATCTCGTCGGGTGTGCCGTCGAGAACGTGCCGCAGGGAATAGCGCATCTTGCCTACAACGAGTTCGGCGGTGTCGGTGCTGCTGAGTTCTACTTTCACCTCTTTGTTGTTGCCGGTGTCTTCTACAACTTCAGCCTGAATCACTGAATCCTGCACGTAGAAATTGACTTCGCCGGCATCAAGGTCAGGCCAGAGCGACTTCACATCAAGGAAATGAAGCGCCCTGCCGTTGTCAGTGGAATACGAATCGCCGATGGTCAGATAGATGTCGTCAGAGTCCGCCTGTTGATCGGATACGCGAATTGCCGCCGTTCGCTGCAGGGAATCACCGCCACCGCCGCCGCTTTCGACTTCAGATGTCTTGATATCAGAGTTTTCAGCCTCTTCGGGGTTGATAGCGGCAAAGGCTTTGAGTCCGGTCGGAAGTGTGCCGGTGTAGAACTTGACGCCGCCCCGGTGACCATCAGGAATGGCGGTCAGATGCGCGAGGTATTGCCCGAAGCCTATCTCGGTAAAGCCTGCGGAAATCTCAGAGCCGACATCAGCGCCGCTTGTATTCACCAGCTGCGCCTTGAGCGTGAGCCCGGTCTGCGATGCGCCCAGATTGATGGAAAAATCAAGCGTGTATGCCATTTCTATAGAGTTCCTTCAATAATCTGCTGCTGTGCTGCTGCCATTGCGTCCTGACCGGCAGCGTTGTAGTGAACAAGATCGGAAGTTTTGCTCGCCCCGTTGTCAGGGTCACGAATCACTGACCGCTCATCAACACCAAACACCGCCCACGGCCTTGTTGCCAGTACATTCGGCATCCAGACATCATCCATCGAATCACAGATAACCGCCCATGCCGGATTATCGGCTCGCCACACTTTTGCGACATTGATCAGCGCGGCAGGAAAGGCGGCATGGAGTTTATCCAGTACCGAGCCGAGCCTTGATTCAAAGTTTGCCTGCGATGTACCGGCGGCGGTGTCATTGACGCCGATGTTGATTAAAATTATGTCCGGCGCCTGCGTTGCTGCTGCTATCCAGGCGTCGGTTGCATTCAGGAGATTGCCGACCGTCCAGCCACTTGTTGCAAGGCGCGGCGGCGCTTCGTTTACACTTGCCCAGTTTGATATTGACCTCAATGCCGTAACCAGCTTGCTCGTCCAAGTATTGCCGGTGGTGGTCTTACTGTCTCCGAGGAACGTCAGAGCCAACGGCTCTAAGACGTTGACATGCCCTACAGATTTAGCACGACAAAACCAACCTTCACTTCGCCTGTAGGCGCCGCATCCGGTCGCAGGGTGAAAGACCCTGCTGTTACCTCCGCTGTCGCGCCTTTCATCGTCGCGTCATTTGTCATTACGACGGGTATAACGATTGAATTTGTAGAGACTTTGTTATTGGTCACGACAAGCGAAGTCGCGCCCGCTGCAAAGTTTACCGAGCCGCTGACTTTGTTGATCGTCTGAGCGCCGGTCGTGCCGCCAGCGGTCATCGTCGCCGGGAAAGCCAGAACGCCGAGCGTCGAAATGCGCGCCCATTCTTCGGAGGTCTGCCGGGTGGAACTGCTTGACCCGGCGAGCGCACCCTTAAAGATGATCGCCCCGCCATTGCCTGAGCCTGTCGGCAGTCCCGCCTGCAGCGCCAGATCCGCGCCCGAAATGTTCGAGCCGCTGCCGTGAGTGCCCGAGACCATAAACTGTACCGGCGTCGCGTGGAGTTCCCCCTTGCCGCCGTATAAAACATTGATCGGCTGCGCGCTGCCGCCCAGGACGCAGGTGTTCGCGGTCGGAGCCACGGCGCCGCGCCCGATGGAGATTGAATTTGCGGCGGGCGTGCCTACCTGTGAACCGGCCAGAGCGCCGATAACGATGGCGCCGTCTGCATTCAAGCCTGACTGTGAGCCAAGAACTACGCTATTAGTGCCGCCCGCGCCGATGCTGGTCAACGTGCCGATGGCGGTCGAATCGGTTGCTGCCGCTGCTGCCGACGGGCCGCAGGATGTTCCGCGAGTGCCGCCCGCTGATGCCGCCGCGCCGAATGCCTCGGACTGAGAGCCGACGCCCGGCGCTGTGATGCCGCCGTCAAACCGAACCCTGCCCGCCGCTACATATAGGGCATAGGCGTTTGTGATAGTGACGTTTGACCCCGCGACCGGCGCGGCGGCGATGGCCAGAGTCGCGGCAATCGTCAAGGTCGTGGCGCCCGCTGCCGCATAGGTCGGATTGACAACCAATACCTCGCGCTGCAGGGCAATGGTTGTGCCGTCTGCGAGGGTACGGGTGACGGTGGCATTTGAGGTATTGCCGCCGATGACGATGCCGATTGCTTCAGTGTCGGCGGTCTGCCCGGTGTCTGCCGGTGTGACGATTCTCAGATAGGGCTGAACGCCTGAAGATGCCAGCGTCGGCGTGATAATGACTCTGCCGTTTGAGCCCTGAACGATGACACCCGCGGCAAGATTGGTGCTGCTCTTTATCTGGTAATCGCCGTCATTGCCTGCGGGTGACGCGCCCGATGTGACCCCGAGCGTCGTTCGCATCGTCGCGGCGTCGGCATCATCGAGCAGAGTACGGGCAAAGGCAGAGAAATCGGCCAGCCCCGCCGTGCCGCTTCCCGTAAAGTATGGCAACTTGTCGGCGGCAGAAGTGAGACCGGCCAGCGCTGAAAGCTCTGGATCCTGCGCCTGTACGTTGGTTCCAATGACAAGCCCGAGGTTCGTGCGCGCTGCCGATGCGTCTGTCAGGTCAGAGAGATTGGCGCTCTTGACCAGTTTGGTGGCAAGCGCCGTGGTGACCGTGGCCGCAAAGTTGGCATCATCACCCAGAGCCGCCGCCAGTTCGTCAAGAGTATCGAGCGCGCCTGGTGCGGAGTTGAGCAAAGCAGCAACAGCAGCATCGACATAAGCCTTTGCTGCCTTCTGCGATGGCACCTTGACGTCTGAATTGGCAGCAAGCAATACGTCGGTGTCGAGATATGACAGGGGGAGCTGTGCGACGTTCGACACGCTGCCGAGACCGACATCAGAGGCAGAGACCGTCACGTTGGCAGACAGGTCATGCCCGTTGACGGTGCGGGTCGGCGGCACAGGCGTATAGCCAAGCTCTTGAATGATGGCTGCTGATGATAGTGGGGCTATTGCGATTGGCATTACTGTTTTACGAAAGCATCAGGGGTGATCATGTAGATGGTGTCAGGGTTTCTGACTTCGCCGACGCGCTTAAATACCTCGTCGGCCATTCTTTCAACTTGCTGCGTGAGTTCGGCGAAATCCTTGTCGAGTTGCTGCCTGAGCGCATCAAGTTCATTGCCTCTGGCTATCAGGGTTGCGGCGGCGATGCGTTCGATAAAGCCGAGTTCTACTCTCTCCGGCTCTGGTGTATAAGCATTGACTATCTGCTCTAAGGATTCTCTTAACTGGCCTTCCTGTTGGCGTATAAATTCATCTATTGAGTTTGGGTTATGCTCTTCCATAAATTAAGCTACTTTCAGCGGCTTTGACCTTTCGGCCATTTCCGCACAATGTTCGTACACATCTGACAGCCCGTCTTCACCGCCGATATAGACAACCGCCATAGCCTTTTTCAGTTTCCAGCCTTCGTGTATGGCTTCGTCCATATCCCATAGATCGTACTGACTGCCGGCTTCCTGAAGCGTTGCTGTACCATCTGCGACCGTGCCGCGTGTGCGGGTTGGCCATGATGGTTCGGTGGCTCCTGATGTGCCCGCTCTGGTGACGACATACCTCATGCCGTTCTCGGTGGCGGGAATCACCACATCGTTTACGGCATAGACCGTGCCGGTAGCCCACACCGCCGCCCGCTTGACCTTTGCCAGAATTGCTTCAAGATCGGCATCGGCTACCACAGGCGGTAGGGCGGCTTGTATTTCAAATGACAGGCGCTCTTTTGCGTCGTCAATGTCAGTGATTATGCTCATGTTAATTGAAGGTGAATTGACGACAGGCAGGGCTTGATACCTGCTTGGCTACGGAACAGGCAATATGAGCCGTAACCCCCTATTGCCATCGTGAGTAAGATGCCGACCTTACTTAGGTGTCGCGCGCGCGAGTCACCGTGTGTCCTTCCACACCGCTGCCGTCAAACCGTTATTTCTTGCGTGCTGGAGGCTTTGCTGCTGCTGTCTTTTTGGCTCTGATCTTCGGCGCTTCCTCTTCCTCTTCGACCGGCTCAGTCTCTTCGACTTCATCCGGCGCTTCGGGCTCTGCGGGCTTACTGCCTGGCAGAACAACCTTTTTCTCTGAAAGAATCAGGCCATATTTTTTGGCATCAGCAGCAGAGATTTCGCCATTGGTGCCAATGAGCAGAGAGTGGGAGGCAGGGTCGCCCTGTTCGACAACCCTGCTCTTATCTCTGGTTAGGTAAAGTTTTCTATCTGCTTTCATTTCGATTACTCCTTATGCATCCAGATAGTCAACGACGACATCTGTTCCATCAAGGGCGCTCGCCAATGCCACGGTGTTGCTTTCAACCGCCGAAGACGAGACCGCCACGGTCGGCGGGGTGCCTTCCTTGACGTTGTTGAGATAGGCGTTCAAAACGGTGTTGCGCGCCAGCTTGTCACTGAGGCCGAGCTTTGCGCCGGTCCCGATGGAAGTCGTCGCGCCGTTGCCGTCATGCGCCGGCACTTCGGCATAATCGACAACCGCGAAAGCCTTGCTGCCTACTACCGTGCCGTTTGTGTTGACCGTGAAGGCCGGCAGGTTCTCGGTGATTGCCGTCCCGTCAACGTTCTTGCCGCCGATTTTGACAACGATCGCCTTGACGTCGGTGTTGGTGCCGCCTGCGGTCGCCGTGATGTTGCGCGGCTCCAGCGGGCTTGTCATCGTCGCCTTCACAAATACCGACGCAACCCCGAGGTCGGTATGTGCCGCCAGGATGTCGGCAGCGCCAGCGCCGGAAATACCGATGCTGGTTGTCGCCCCGGTTCCATCGTGCGGCGGGATTTCAATACTGGTGATGGTCTTGAATAAACCGACCGAAGTAACCGAGCCCGCGGTGTTGACGGTCGCCGCCGGCAGGGATTCGGTCAGCGGGTCGTCGTTTTCATCCGTACCGATGACGATGACCTGAACCGCCTTGATGTCGGCTGCGGTGCCGCCGAAGGTTGCGGTCACCTGTACCGCTTCGCCGTCGTACAGGTTTTCCCTGACGAAGCGATGCCACTTCGAGTTGTCGGTGAACGCCGCCATGATGATGTCAACATCACCGAGCGCAGGCGCTGTAATGATCTTGCGTTTCGGCAATGGCGATGCCCCGGCCGCGCCTCCGACGTTTGTAACAAATCCGCCCTGTGTAACCATGATTTACCTCCAAAGTGGGGCGACTATTTGCCGCCCCGGTCAGAACTACGCGGCTTGATTCAAGCTCGTCACTTCGTTGAATGCGGCGGCGCGATAGATTTCCAGACTCAAGCGCTCCTCTGCACGGATGCGCAGGATGTTGTTGCGGAAGTCTTCGTTTATGTAGCCGACGTCGATTCTGATGCCCATTCTGCGCGAAACGTGCGAGAACATCTTGAAGTCACCGACCAGAGCCGTGTTCGCGGTCATCGCCGTGGTCTCAACTACCGGCAGGCCCCAGAGAGTCATCGGCCCGTTGTCGGAAGGATGGCCCCAGATGTATTCGCCGGTCGTGGTGCGAAGCAGGCGGATAGCCAGCATATTGAGGGGATTCATCACAATGCCCGATGTGTTGGCAAAGCCTTCGGTCGCGTTGACCTCGTAGATTGCCCGCAGAATCGCGTCGGTGTTGTCTTCACCGCCAGCGCGAACGGTCGAGCCGGTGCCGGGTTTCTCAAGGAAGCCAAGCAGGTTCGGTGCTACGCCGTCGCCATTGAGCAGTTGATTCTCTTCGGTCAGCAGCAGCATCAGGGTCAGGCGGTTGTCGATCAGAGACCGCATCTGCGGCACATCGGCCAGCTGCTCATCGGTCACCGGGATGGTCACGGCGATTTTCTGCACGGCCTGGCTGCGCTGCGTGTAGGCCAGCGTAGCTTCGGGCTTCTGGCCACCTTCCGCAACCGGCGCTGCCGTGTTGGTGAAGGTGGTCTCTTCCATCCAGATGATGAGCGGCGAAGTCGTAGAGGTCTGCGGGATGAGATCCGCGACAACCGGGCGGCGCTGTGCCAGATCAACGACTCGCGGCGTGCGCGGCGAGAAGGGCGCAAAACCGGCGGTCGTGGTAAGAGTCGTTTTCAACTCTTCCAGTGACTTGAGGCTGATGCCGTCGAGATTGGCTTCGATGGGATTCAACTTGATGTCACCACGGCGCTCGGTGTAAGCCTTCGATTCGGTGAACAGGTCGCCGAGTGATTTGCCTTCGGTCGTCGGCTGGTTCTCGGTCCCGGTGTGCGCGGGCGGGCGATTGATGCCGCCATACTGCTGACGGTAGAACTCCAGATTCTTCTGATAGGCATCGTCGGTAGCCTTGAGTTCGGCGGCGCGCACTCTGGCTTCGGTGAGTTCGGCGTTTCTGTCCTGAAACTCTTTGAGTTGATCTTCGTTGAAATTGGCGCCGTTGTTGGCTTCCGCATACATCTTTGTGCCTTCTTTGAATTTGGCTTCAATGAAGGTGTCGAGAGCAGTCAGCGGCATTGATTTGATTTGCTCGTTTCTGGTGTACATAGTCTTGCCCCTATTTGCTGCTGTTGTGCAGCATCTTCTGATATTCAAAATCCGCAACGAGTGAAGTCAAAACAGCCGGGTCAACCGACTTTTCAACCGGCGTTTCTTCGGTGTCCACTTCGGAGAGAAAGCCGGTCAGTTGCGCCATAATCTCTTTGAGCTTCGTCATGCGAGCAGTAGAGATTTTGCGCCCCGCTTTGGTAGCTTTCCTCAACTCGTTAATTTCTTTGGCGTCTTTGATTACCTGTTCATTAGCAGCAAGCACTAAATCCAGGCGTTGCTCGAACCGTAAGCCATCACGCAGGCCGGATTCGAGAATTGATTCAAGGTTTTTGGTTTCGGCAAATGCTTCATCGCCGGAAAGATTGAATAAGCTGGAAAAATCCTCTACTGATTTAATAGCGATGGCGCGGTTTCGCGGCTCTGCTGGTGCTGGTGTCAGACTCGCTTCGACAATGGGCCAGCGCAGGATTTCGCCGTCTGCGCTTTTACGCACAACGCGCGCCGTTGAACCGCTTGACCACCCGAGTTTTCCAGCCTTCACCAGTTCAAATACTTTCGATTCGTATTTATCCGCCAGATCCAGAACGGTTTCGGCCCAGACGCCAATGTCATTCCTGCTGGTCTTTACTGCGTTTTTGAATATGTGAGATGCGAAATCTTCAAAACCCTTTTTAATCGGCATACCGTGATGAAACAAAACGTCAACACCGTCGCCGTCATCTTTGCCAAGATAGGTCTTCGCGGTGAAGTGTTCGCCGGTCAAGTCCTGATCATCTTTGGTGGAAATCCTGACAAGCTGACCGCCGACTTTTCCGTTATCATCAAGCGCCTTCACAGCGCCGCCGAAATAAATAACCGTATCGTTCATAATAAAATCCTTACATTACAGGCTGTTCAATCTGCTGATCTGGCTGCTGCTGCTCTTGCTTTGGTGCCTCTTCCTGAAGCGGTGAAAGGGTGAGCATGGTGGCCTGAACCGGCGACCAGATTTCATGTTGATCCGGCGTAAAGTCGTAATCAACAGCCTCCCTTGCTTCTGCCAGGTTAATAACCCTGTCCTTGAAAAGCCCTCTTACGCGCTCAGACTCAAGCCGCTTATCGGGCTGCATCACCGGCACGGCAGAGTAATCGAATCTCAACTGGTGGTTCGGGTTTGCGTCCATGTCGCGCAGGATTCGCTTTGTTGCAGCGCCTATGAAATCCCGATGCGTTGGCATGATCCACTGCTGGTAATCACGCCGCAGGAACATTTCAAGGTTGTTGTAGGTGGAAGAGAGTTGAGCGACCAGAAACAGGAGCGACTGCACCGAGATACCGATTGCTGCTGCTACTCTTGACTCTGACAGGTGCGCGATTTTGGTCATCGCATCAGCCGAAAAATCGGTGCCGAAATCAAGCACTTCCATCGGCTCGTTGAAGATATTCGGCTTGCCACGGTCAGAGCCCGACCATGCGCGTGTCAGGTTCTCTTTGATGACTGCAGTATTGACGTTGCCGCCGGGATTCTTCGGCGCGAGTCCTTTCGGTGTGACGCCAAAGTTTTTCATCAGCAGCGCCGTGTAGGTCTCGCGCTCGTTGTCAGTGAAGAGAGTCTGGAATAAAGCCTGTACGCCATTGGTGCCGCGCCTGGTGATCGGGTCGAACAGGTCATAAACCGCCAGCACATCTTTTTTGCGCCACGGTGACCACTGACCGCCGCGGTTGATCTCAAAGTAG